AATTAAGACCTCAACGAACGGCATCCCTGATTTATTAGCTATCAAATTTGGTAAGGCGATGTTTATTGAAGTCAAACGTGAGAAGGGCAAACTTTCACCGCTTCAGGAGCTTCGAATCGATGAGCTACGTCAATCGGGGGCAATTGTTCACGTTTGGACAGATTTTGAAGTAAATTATGAATTGTAATATATTTTTACTTATATTTGTTACAAATTACTAATTTTTAGTTATATATATATACTATGATTAAACCGCACACAATATCCGTACAAATGTGGGTTGAAAAAGATGAGGACACCTTAGGGATGTCAGGATCTTTTGTGGAGTTAAGACTCAATGTCGATAGTATCGATGGTTATTGGATTGAAAACGAATTAGAAATAGTATTAATTATAAAAGGTACAGCCTATTATATTGAAAGCGAAGACAATTTGCTCCTATTTTTAGCTCAGTATTTTAATCCAGTACGATTATGATTTACGAATTAGCCAAAAAGGATGCCCAATGGCGTAAAATGTCCTATCAAATTTGTAAAGATAGGGATTTGGCTGACGAACTAACTCAGGAAATGTATTTAAAGCTACAAAATAAAATAAAACCGCTTTCAGATGGTTATATTTTTGTAACTTTGCGTTCATTGTTTTATGATTATTTAAAAAATAACAATATTTTAATCGATGACTTCAGTAAATTTGAAGTAATTGATGAGGAATATATAGAAGGAATTGATTATACCGAACTTTCAAAAGACTTAACCTGGTATGAAAGGACTATATTTGAACTTTCAACACTCAACGGACAGCGTGAACTTGAAAGGCAAACAGGGATTCCATTACAAACAATCCATCGAGTAAATAAGATGGTCAAAATCAAATTAAATGGCAAAGAGAAAAACTAAAAAGGAAATTCAAGGCTTAGGCGATGTCGTAGCTGCTGTAACTTCAGCAATTGGAATCGAACCTTGTGAAGGATGCAAAGAACGTCAATTTGGACTCAATCGTTTATTTAACTTTAAAACAGTTAAATCCGAAATGATTCAAACCGACAAAGACCAATTCGCTATTTTTATGGATGCAAAAGGTCAAAGAGTAATCGATGGTAAAAGAACCGAATTAATATTTGAGGATATTGATTTTTTAAATAAATTATACCTTTACTATTTTGGATTGGATAATTCAAATTGCCCAAATTGCTCAAAAGTTCACGAGCAAGTAATCAAAGACCTTTTTAAATTATACTCGTATGCCAATTAGTTTCGATTACGATGGCACACTTTCAACTAAAAAAGGCAAAGACTTAGCAGCTAAGTTTATTTCCGAAGGTAAGGATGTGAGAATATTAACCGCTCGCGATTCAAATGGTGACAATACAGACCTCGAATCAACTGCAAAGGACTTAGGAATCGAAAAAATATATTATACCAATGGTCGCGACAAATGGTCGTTTGTATTAAAATACGGAATAAAAGAACATTATGACAACAACAAAGAACAAATCGCTAAAATTAACGAAAAAACAACAGCAAGAGGAATTTTGTTTGTTTCTTGATAGCATTATTTTAAACGTACCTGATGACGTTACAACGAATGAAATATGGATGCCTAACAATTTGTATAACTTATTAAAAAAGAAGTCGCATAACGGCTTTAAATTGTTTACATCAGATACTTTAAAAGATAATCAGATAATTTTAGGCAATTTTTTTGCTGACGAACAAATTAATTAATTAAAATATATTAATTTTGGACAAAAGAAAGTTAAACGGAGGACATTCAACCAAAGCAATTCGACCTGATGACAAACGTTTGATGACAAAATCGGAAATGCAGGACACATATGAAAGGCTCAAACCTTTTTTACCTGAAGCGATTTTGCAATTGGAGGCAGCGATGCAAGCTGGTGAGAAATGGGCGATTGAATTATGGTTTAAATACTTCTTTGGAATGCCGAAGCAAACCATTGACCAACATATTAGCATTGAAAAACCGATTTTTAATTCCTTAGACTTGGATGTTCCAACAGACAACAGCACAGAGTAAAATCGCACGACTCCGAAAACGAGTCCGAATTGTTCAGGGTGGTACATCGAGTTCAAAAACGTTTTCAATCCTTCCGCTTCTTATAACTTACGCAATACAAAATCCATTTTCGGAAATTAGTATTGTTAGTGAGTCAATCCCTCATTTAAAAAGGGGAGCTTTAAAGGATTTTCAAAAGATTATGTTAATGACCGACAATTATCGGGATGCCAATTTCAATCGTTCGTCTTTAAAATACACGTTTTCAAATAATAGCTACATCGAATTTTTTAGTGTTGACCAACCTGACAAGCTCAGAGGTGCAAGGAGGGATATTCTATTCGTAAACGAGTGTAATAATATCGATTTTGAATCGTATCAACAACTCGCAATCCGTACAAAGAAATTTATTTATTTGGATTATAACCCAACGAATGAATTTTGGGTGCAAACGGAACTTATAAACGACCCCGACAGCGATTTCGTGGTGCTAACTTACAAAGATAACGAGGCACTCGATCCAGCTATCGTAAAAGAAATTGAGAAGGCAAAAGAAAAAGCACTCACCTCAACGTATTGGCAGAATTGGTGGAACGTTTATGGACTTGGTCAACTCGGTTCACTCGAAGGAGTTATATTTCAAAACTGGGAGCAAATCGATACCATCCCAACTGAGGCAAAGTTTTTAGGTTGTGGCTTAGATTTTGGATACTCAAACGATCCAACAGCTTTGATTGCCGTTTATGAGTTCAACGGTAAGATAATAGCTGATGAATTAATCTATTCAACCTCGCTTTTGAACTCCGATATTATTACTTTAATGAAACAGGAACGAACCGCTCCGATTTGGGCAGACTCAGCAGAGCCAAAAAGCATCGAGGAAATTCGCAGGGCAGGTTATAATATCAAACCAGTTGTCAAAGGTGCGGATTCAATTAGCTTCGGCATTTCAGTACTTCAGCAAAAGGAAATATTAGTCACAAAGTCAAGTGTCAATCTTATAAAAGAGCTTCGGCATTACAGCTGGGATGTAGATAAGACAGGCAAAAAGTTAAACAAACCAATCGATGACTTCAATCACGGACTCGATGCGCTTCGTTATTTTGCAATGATGAGCCTATCGATTAAGCAGTCGCGCAAAATTATTATTACATAATCACTTAACAAAACGACTTTTTTTAGTTATATATATATGAGAGTTATAATTCCAACAGATTTAAAGGAAATAAAATTATCGCAGTACCTTCGTTATCAAAAGGTGCGTCAGGATAATGGTGACGATGACACATTCATTTGCATTCAAATGGTGGCTATCTTTTGCAATTTAACAGTTGCTGAAGTTATGCAAATCCCTGTCAATGATTTCGCTGAAATTGTCGAAAGTTTAGCAAAGGTTTTGGATCAGCAACCTCAACTCGTTCGTAAATTCAAAATGAATGGAGTTAAGTTCGGTTTTATTCCGAACTTTGATAAAACAAGTTTGGGCGAATATGCTACAATTGATTCGCTACTTGGTAACGATGAGAATATTGCAATGCTGATGTCGGTTTTATATCGTCCAATTACAAAATCAGCGGGTGAGCTTTACGAAATTGAGCCTTTCGATGGTGACGAATCCAAAGCGGATTTGTTTAAGGAAGTAACAATGGATATCGTTTCGGGTTCTATTCTTTTTTTTTGGACATTAAGCAAGGAATTATTAAGCAATATCCTGTCGCATTTGGAGAGCAAAGCGAAGAGGGACGGAATGAATTTGGAGGAAGTTTTGCAGAGAGGTGGGGATGGTATCCTTCATTTATACGAATTAAGAGAGAGCTTGGAATCCACCTTCGAGAAGTTGGAAAAGAACCTCTTCACGAATCACTCACGCTTTTATCTTACTTAATTGATGAGGCAAACGAGGAACAAAAAGAACTTAAAAAACATATGAAACGATGAGGGCATTTTATCAGGCAATAGATTACATAAAGCAAACACTTGAAAGCGCACCGCTTTTGAATACAATCACTCACGGAACGGATATAATAGATAATGTCAAAAAAAATATATTTCCTTTGGCTCATATTAATATCACAGGCTCAACGATTGGTGCTGGAGTTGTTAATTTTACTTTTGAGGTGGCTGTTGTGGATATTCGAAATATATCAAAAGTAAAAGGTAGCGATAAGTTTCTCGGAAATGACAACGAGCTTGACAATTTAAACACCTGTCACGCGATATTGAATTATATGATTACCAAAATGCGGTTACAAAGAAACGATAATGATATTGAATTGCAAAACGATCCTTCTTTGCAACCAATTTTGATGGCTTTTACCAATGCGCTCGATGGTTGGAAATGTGATATTGAGTTGAGTGTTCCAAATGACGATTTTAGCGTTTGCTGTAATGGAAACTAATTTAGTTCAACAGGCGTTAAACGAGTTCGGTGCTTTGGTTGTTAAAAAAGCGCAGGATAATTTGAAGACCGGAGGCAAATTCGGAACGCATAACGCTTCAGGAAACCTTTCAAGGTCGTTAAGTTTCAAAACAAAGGTCAATAAAAACTCTTTGGAGTTTGATTTCTTTGCTGAAAGCTATTGGAAGGAGTTAGATTTTGGAACAAAGGGAAGTAAAACGAGTAAAAAAGCTCCGAATTCACCTTACAAAGCGAGTGCAAATATCGCAGCGATTGATAAATGGGTTGTTCGTAAAGGATTGCAAGGGACTCGAGGTGCTGGAGGTAAGTTCAC